CTGGATTTATATTTACTAAAATGTTAGTAAATGTATCCAAATATTTAGACCCAATAGGTATAACCATTGATCCGCACGGACATTCGATATTGTTTTCTGTCATGGCGCTGGACTCGTTGAAACGGGTGGTGGTTCTTCAGTAGTAGTAGTACTAGTAAGTGGAGGGAAATAGCATCTTGGTTCCAGTAATTGAGTTCCGCTATCAGATAGAGTTACACATCCAGTAGTGGTGAATTCCCAAGCGGTTCCACCATAAGGGGCTTCAATACAAATATAAAATCCACAAGGTAAATTGTTGTATATAAATTGTTGTGGATTACTACCAGTTGATATAAAACCTGTTGTATATAAGATATTCCCTTCAGAATCATGAATGTTTAATTTATCTTCAATAATGTAAGTGGTAAAATATACTACTAGTTCGTCACAACATGGCGCTTCTGTGGTCGTTGTGGTTGTGGTTGAGGTGGTCGTGGTGGTTGTTGTAGTGGGTGGCGCTTCTGTTGTAGTGGTGGTAGTTGGCGGCGCTTGAGTTGTGGTGGTGGTGGTGGTGGTTGGGCATATAGAATCAACATCAACCTCTAAACACCCCGTAATTAGAAGCCTAAAGCCGCACGGATCTGGAGGTATTGTGGTTGTGGTAACGGTTGATTCTAAACATATATTTTCATCCAGTAGTATAGCTTCACTGCCAGGGACATCGCTCCCATTTATTTGACCATCGCCAACATTATTAGCAGTAATACAGGTTGGATCACTATTACTTTGAGTAGCATAAATCCAATAACCAGCATTAGTTCCGCCACCTTTGTAGTATGCTGCTTTATACCATTCATTCTCTGTTGGTATATGATATTTAGCGCCACTATTACGCTCAACAGCATCTCCCGATATTTTTCCGTTTAAAGTGTATGCTCCAGTTTCTGTGTCTGCGCCTAATCCGCCACCGTTGTGTAGCCAGTTGCAATACCGTGCGCAATCAAACCAACTTACATAAACTACGGGCTTGTTACCCATATTAGGTTTAATGCTATAAGTGTAGCTTCCATCACTACCGGAGCGAGTTATACCACCCGGAATTTCACTATTCATTAATAAATTATATAACAAATAGGGGTCACTACTAGCTACAGAATTAAGGAATTTAACATATTCGCAGTTAGTTACAGGATATTTTCCAATACGGTATTCATAACCTACTGAACCATAAGTGGTATCATCGGCAAGGTTATTAGCATCTTCAACAATTACAAAATTATCAAGAGCAAAAATATTAAGTGCGCTTGCAATACGAAAACCACTTACAACGCTCTCAAACAATGTGTAGGATGTGTTACTACTAAAAGAAGAGGACATACTGAACGCATTGTTAGCCCAATCACCGCCTCTAAGCCCACGAAATGGTCCGGCAGTACCCGTGAGATCGTTCCACTCTCGCACGTTCCCGCTTTGGTCATATGTACCATAAGCACTAGGCCCACCATTACTTCCAACAGTTGTAACATTTCCATCTTGACCATTCCAATCGGCACAGTAATTAAAATTAGCATAGTTACTCATATTAATTCTCCGTATTGCACTGTATTCCAATTATCATCTGATTATTCTCACCGGACGGTACACACGGATAAGTAGTTAGTGGAAAGTTTATATCTTTAATAACTTGTGGTATTTCTATTAATGCTCCAGTTGGGCAGTTGTTGTTATTGTGCAATATTGTTACATCGCTTGGCTCAAAGTCATATCTTAAAAAGTCGTTATTTGATACATTATAGTAATTAAAATCAATATATATCCCATATGGGGTGAAGAAGAAATTCCAAGTAACCTCAATGTTATAACCAGATTCATCCCTTACCTCATAAAGATACGAGCAATTTTCATCATGGCGGTAATAAGAATCATATTCTATAAGATATTGAGTGGTATAGATTTTTAGCACATCTTTAATACCATTATTACAATTTTTGAATTCTTTTTGATATATTGAATTTATAGGTACCGACAAATTGCTGTCATCATTCCAAATAGTGGTAAATTGTGAACAATCACATATTTCTGGTGGCGCTACTGTGGTTGTGGTGGTTGTTGTGGTTGTTGTGGTCGTGGTGGTTGTTGTTGTGGTCGTGGTCAGGGTTGGGTCTACGCATGTGTTTGGATCTAACAATATAGGATCACTTCCAGGTACGCTGATTCCGTTTATCTGACCATCTCCAATGCTGTTGGCTTGCACGGGAGTTGGATCAGTATCGCTTTGAGTAGCATAAGTCCAATACCCAGCATCAGTACCGCCGCCCTTGTAATATGCTGCTTTATACCATTCGTTTTCTGTGGGAATGTGGTAGTTAGCGCCAGCGTTAATCGCTACAGCATCTCCGTTAATTGCTCCGTTTAGGGTATATGCTCCGGTTTCGGTATCTCCGCTACCTTTACCGTTGTGTAGCCAGTTACAATATCGTGCGCAATCAAACCAACTTACATAAACTACGGGCTTGTTGCCCATGTTTGGTTTAACGCTATAAGTATAACTTCCAACATTTCCACTTCTAGTTATACCGCCTCTAATTTCGCTATCCATGAAGTCGTTGTATAAACCATAAACGTCCGTGCTTGCTACCGCATTTAAGAATTCAACATATTCGCAATTTGTAACAGGATACTTACCGATCTGATATGTATAGCTGACGCCTCCAAAGCCAGTAGAATCATTACTGTTATTAGCGTCTCCTACAGTAACAAAGTTAGAAAGGCTTAAAGGATTAAGGCGACTTGCGAGACGAAAACCGTAGCTGCCGTACTCGTTCGACGGGGCGGACGTACTCCTGCCCGAGGACGACAAGCCGAACGCGTCGTCGTTGTTCCAGTTGCCGCCCCGGATTCCCTTATTGGAGCCGGCAGCACCCGTCTCGTCGTTCCACTCGCTGACGTTCCCGCTCTGGTCAAAAGTTCCGTAAGCACTAGGCCCACCATTACTTCCAACAGTTGTAACATTGCCGTTACTTGTTCCGTTCCAATTGGCTTCGTTATCATAGTTAGCATAATTGTCTACGATTGGGGTAATAGTAGTAGTTGTTGTGGTGGTGGGCGTATTCGGATCTATAGTAGTTGTCGTAGTAGTTGTTGTTGGGGCATTTGGGTCTATAGTAGTTGTCGTAGTTGGATTACAAACAAAGTCATAACAATAATCATAATCGACACAAACTTTGAAGTCATGATTTATATTTTGTAAAGTTGTATCTATAGATTCATTAGGAGGAATATCTGCGGTGTACATGATGGAATTTTGATTGTCATAAACCGTTATATTGTGGGCTTCATCATAACTTGTAAACTGTATTCTCATTTCTTCACAGCATGGTTTTATGCATTCACAAGGAGTTGCGGTTACAGTGTGAGCAACGCTGTCTAAAATGTTGTTGGTCTGTATGTCAACTAAGTTTAATACGACACCATAGTTTTTAGTCGATTGATCAAAGTCTAAAACCTTAGAATCAATATATAAAGAGGTTCCAAAAATATAAAATAGATTTGAATAATCTCCAGATAATGTTAATCTAAATCTAGTACAACGATTTATGTCAATATTAATATCTGCAACTTTAATATATTTGTCTGACTCCAAAATACATGGATTAGGATAATATAAAGCAGAATCACAGCGAAAAGAATACTTTTCGTTATTGTTTAGTTCTGGTGGCGACCATTCATTTTGATCTATATTAAATGATATAGTTGGACATGGAGCGCCACTGTTTGGAATAATAAAAAAATCTGGGGACGAAGTTGTTGTACTACTGGTTGTTGTAGTAGTAGTCCAAATATCATATGGAGATTTTTGTTCAAAGCAAGCGTCCCTTGGCTCTCCCATAACTTAATCCTTATCTACAACACTGCCATTTTGTATCGCTAGCACTGATCCATAAAGGTCTAAATTCATTGTTTATGCGTATAGCTATTACGTAGGCACCAGCATGAATAGAAAGCGTGGTATCTCTATTAACTAATGTTATATCGTTACCTATGGCATATTCAAAATTTGCACCTCTTAAGTTTAGAGTTCCTGTTGTTGGGTTTTCTCCAGAGATTGGCGCCGCTATAGCGTCACTAACATAACCCTCCACGAAAGAACCTAACAAATAACTCACATCGTCTTTAGTTGAAGATAAGTCAGATTCTAGATTATTTATGTTAGTTAGGAACGAGGCTGAACTTAAAGATGTGTTATCGCTGAATCTAATAGATCCCCTAAGTCTAAAATCTCCCTTTAGTTCAGCGTATGGTCTATCATCAATAGGTAGTCTATAATTAACACTATTCGTCATTGGGTCAGCATTATGATTCATTATCAATAAATCGGCTATTTCTTCCCCGGCAAATCTTACAGTTAGACTAGAATCTGGATATTTATCTCCAGTATCATCTTCAGTCAATGTGATAGATTTTGGCTCTATCCATAAACTATAAACATTATTATTATCATATAAACCAAATTTTCCACCGCTCGGCATGGCTATGAATTTATCTACATTGTATGGCCCCATCTTACCTTCTAATAATATTTTATCATTATCACCAACCAAGAAGTTATAACTATCACCTATTCCAGAGCCTATTTGATTACCTATAATTATATTAGAGCTAGCAGAAGAACTGGAGTCTATAAATGACTTGTATCCTAATACGATATTGTTATTACCATTACGTACAGAATTGGCACTCATTGATCCGAAAATACTATTTCTATTACCGCCAGTTATTCCGCTTCCAGCATTAGCGCCAAAAATAGTATTGTCATCTCCATTGATGAGATTACCTATCGCTCCGCTACCTATAGCAGTATTTCTAAATGTATTGCTAAGATCATCTCTATTATCTGGACAATATAAACCACCAAATGTATTTCCCGAAGGATCGGTATACAAACCGCGACCCTCCGTAGTATCTAGCGGATTAATTATCAAATCATGAAGATAGGCTTCACCATCGGTGACATAGATAGTGTGTTGCTGTCTTGGTCTAATTTTTTCTCTTACATATATTTTAGCATGTTTTTGCCTTGGGCCAACCGTTTCATTATTTTCATACATGCTAATTAATGCATTATCGTTGTGTTCATCACCCATAGTAAACATGTCATTTACTGTAGGTTTTGTGCCACTTGATGTAAATAACCCAACAGTATTATTGTCATAAAATCTAAAAAACACTTCTTTCTCATAATTAATAAACATGCTTATATCAGCTAGGCCGCTGCCATTAAGATAAGCAATCTCTAGTCCACTAGCTAAACAATTGGATTCTCCCAATAGCTGTATGGCAGATATTGTGTCTCCATAGTTTTCTGCCGTGAATCTACCTATAGCATTATTAGCCGATCTAATATTAAGCGATGTTTCGGGTAAAGTAAATTCTGAATTGGGGGTTAGATTTGTGATTCCTACGATACCTTCATCTGCATCACTTTTCATTACAGTGAGCGCGTTTATCGGATTAGATGTGTTATTATATGAACCTATGACTAAGCGATCAGCAGTTGGTCCATAGGTAACAGAATTAGAATCATCTATATACTGAATTTCAAAACCGTTCAGAATATCTTTATTATTGTTTAGAATATCTGATCGTTTATTCTTTACACCGTTTAAAAATCTTTGACGTATTATAACTCCAGATTCTGGAGACGCAAAGTTGACAATATAATCATCAGAAATACCAGATTCAGCATAAAAATTAATGCTACCAACACCGGCTAAATAACCACTTGGGTGCTGATGAGGATCTAATGATAGAATATCTTCTTTAGAAAAGAACAAATCATCTTCTTTAGAAAAGATACCGAAACAGCCAGAATTATTTACTATGTTTATTGACGAAGGAAATATAACGCGATCTGTTGCTAAATGGGTACCAGAAGCTAAATGAATACTTATATCACTTTTCCAAAAAGAGCTAGCATAAACATCTTCTGATTGTCTACATTCTAAGTGATTACCGGAAGGAACAAATGTAAAACCGTACTGTCTTATTTCTGCGTTATCGCCACTTGATTGTATAACAAAACCAGCGCCGGTTAATTCTGTATCATTCAAATATCCACAATCAGATACCAAGGGGCTTGCTTCACCAGAATAATCATATAACGAAACTGGACCGCCACCATCCAAACTTACACTACCACTACTAGCTAAGTTTATGGTCTTACAGAAGTAATTACAACTTTCAACAGCGTTAAATCTATGTATATTTGCTGTACCACTAACATATATGTTATGAAAATATCCAAAATTCCATAAATTATCAACATCACCTAAAGTATATGTATCGTGGGTAAAGGGTAAGAGATTGCCATGTAATTGTAAATTGGCACTATCTAACTTTTTAAGGTAAAGTTGGGAATCAAAATATACTCCGCTACTTAGATATAAATTATGAAAACTATAAGCCGATGATCCAAGGTTGTGAGCGTCATGATTAGATGGGGAAATATTTCCACCAACCTGTAATACGCCATCAGAGTGCAGAGAATCAACGCTTATGCCAAGCTTAAGATTTTCTAAATCACCATATACTAATGGCTTTAAACCAATACCGTCAGGATTATCGCATATGTACGTAGAATCTACATTATGAGATGCTATAAAAAGTTTGTTGCTTACATTTTTAGCATAATAACCCGCGCCATGACCTATGGCTATATTAAAATTACCGCCTTTATTATTGTGAAGAGTAAAGTTACCTAAACCAACATTACCGTGACCAACCGTATTGCCAGCCAAGGCAGCATAACCAAAACCAGCATTGTTCTCACCATAAACATTACAAAATAAAGATTGCGATCCTACAGCTGTATTTTTAATACCTTGATAATTGCCCTTTAAGGCAGAATGACCTATAGCCGTATTATCTATACTGAAATGACCAGCTAGATTTACTTTAGATAGAGATTCAAAACCAACGCTTGTACTTCTAGTATCTGGGGTACTAAAATTTGAACCTTCTAAAGGCTTACCTTTGGTTAACAAATGTACAGAATCTATAATATCTATAAGATTATGTCTAATATCGTATGGAGATATTTGACCAGTAGAATTATCAGATAATTCTGTAACTATATTGTTAACCAGAACGTCTTTATTTAAGATCATTCTAGTTTACTTTCTTTATTGAAAATTGATTTCTAAGGATCTAACGTCGAATTTAATGTTGTCACCAACATATACATAACGCGGATTAGACAGGGCAGAGTACATCAAAAGATTACCGGAGGCATAATTAGAGGTATCTAAAATAGCTACTCCAGAAATCCAACCCCAATCCTCAAGTGCTGTATCAAAAACAACTTGATTATTATTTTTTATGAAACCATTACCTTCATAATCAGTAAAGCCTGGATTTGTGGATACGCCAGATTGAATTACATTTTTTGGTCCATATAGAATAATGCCTGGGAATTCGTCGAATTCGAATTCTAAAACAGAAACTGGATCAACTGTGAATGCAGTAAATTGATTTTGATATAAAGGTGCAAAATAACCACTAGCGCCAGCAGAATCACCTATTCTACTAGTTCCATAAACTTGAAACGGAGTAACATCGTCTACACCAACAGCGCTCCAAAATGCATTGCCACTATTTTCTGGATTTCCTAAATCTACTCTGCTATAATTTGTGGAAACAAAAAGATTCCCTTTTTGAATACCAGAAGGAAGCTCTGGTATAGTTTCACCAGTATCAGAATCTAGAGGTACACCACTTGTTAGTGCAATCGCTATAGAAGATGGTTTTGGGAATTCTTGCCCTCTAAAGATGTGATTCAACAGTCCAGATTCCAAATAATCCGATAAAGCAGCCATATTTTTCTCCTAAGATTAGAGTCCTCATAGTATGTATCTAGAATATTATACACAAAAAGCCGCTCCCAAACTAATGGAAGCGGCTTAATTGCACGAACAACTAATTTGATATTAGATTAGAATGAGCCAAGAATGACTCTTCTGTTATCTAGAACACCAAAACCAAGCTCTGACCAACCATAGTAGCCAGCGCGTTGCTGACGATGTAAAGTTGGGTCTTCGAAAACTTGGAGTTGCTCCTTGACGGGCATTACAAAGCTATCGTTGGATGACTGATCAAGACCAACAACAAGCTCTAGGTCGCTTCCTTCTAGACTAGCACTAAGATCACTTGTAAAGAAGTTCTGATACTCCTGACCTTCGCCTAGTTCGTCAAGATCATGAAGGTTAACACCAAAGATTCTGGTGATGGGAGCGCCACCCTCAGAAGCGGTGTAGATTTCACGACGAGTAACTTCGTCAACTTGATCTAGACCCCAATTACGGATATCCTCTAAAGCTTCTGGGCTTAGATACATATCTGTAAGACGGCCACGACCAACCGAAGCACTGTTGCCACCGCTATTACGACGCATAACGGTCTGCATAAGTGAAACGAGCCTCTTGCTGAAAAGGCCAGCGGTTGCGTCAGCATCATAAACAAGAATGTTACGATCAACGCCAGCGGCAAGAATTGTGTGCCAACCATCGTCGTTCATCTTCTTTACGAAACCAGCTTCCATAACCTGCATAGCGCGACCAACGATATCCCATCTGGCTTCGCGGGCATAGCGAAGAAGATAGTCAACCGAAGATGTGATGCTATAGGTTGGGATCATCACATAATCGCCTTCAACCGAACGCTCTGGAATTCTACCGTGACCAGGGTTGGTGTAAGCAACATGCTCACCTTCTAGGCCGGGAGAAATAAGGTCAAGAGGATACTCGGTTGTTGAACCGGGTTCTACAGTAATAGTCTCAAAGATATTACCGAGAATGTTACCGACAAGAACACCCTTACGAAGTGGGAGTTCTAAAGCTTTTGCAAACTCTCTTTGAGCAGCAGAAGCGACATTGATATCAGCATCCCCTGACTTTCGTAGGAGAGTGATAAATTCATCACTAGGTCTTTGATTAATTGGCATGTTTGATTCTCCTTTATTTTGTTTATACTCAGGGAAGGTTGACTTCTACTTTGGCATAACCGTCCTCATCCTTTGATGAGAGGAATCTGCCGATTATTACACCGCTAGCAACCGTACTGATGTTGCCAGCATTAAGAGTGCTAGGATAAGCAGCATCACCAGCAGCAGGATCGCCGTCGAGACTGTTGGTTACAACATAACCCTTGCGGAGTACAGTAACCTTACCACCCTTCTGGACTTCATCCTTATGCTGATTAAGGTGAGTTCTGGTTAGATCCTTATTAACAACATCGTTAAGAAGGATGCCAACAGGAACTGCACTTGCTGTACTGGTAGTATACTTCACAAGATTTACACCTTGATCCATAGCAGCGCCAGAACCGGCAGTGTCATGCACAACAACACCACCGCGAGTAGCAGTACCTTCATTGTAAAAGAAACTGATATCAGTTTGAATTTCGTATCTATCTGATTTTAGAGCCATAGTTTATTCTCCTTTATCACTTATTTAAGACGTTTTGTTCAAGCCACTCTGCTACACTTGCTCTAGTTGTAGCTAACTCATCTTCCACATCAGAAGCATCGACAAGTGTGGCTTCTGTTGTATTTACTTCTTCGAAAAGTTCTTCGGAAACTTCTTCTTCAGCAGCTTCGGTTGATTCAACCTCTGTTTCTGAAGCCATTTCCTTCTTTTCTTCCTTTTCTTTCATCTTGTCCTTCATCATGCCCCACTTCTTTTTCATAGCGGCGACTACTGCTTCAAAAGCATCGTCACTAAGAGCATCATAAAGGTTGACAGATTCTTCTGCTTCAGCGTCTTCAAAACCAGCCTTGACTAGCTTATCTTTACGCATACGATTCTTTTCCTCTTTCTTCATCTCATCCATAGCTGTGGAAAGATCATTAAGTTGCTGCTCTTTCTCAGCAAGAGTGGCTTCTAATGAAGCAATCTTTTCTGCGGAAGTCTGTAACGCTAAATCTTTTTCAGCGATTGTGTTCTCAAGAACAGAAACCTTTTCTGTAAACTCAGTGCTTACAGTTTCAATTTCTGCCTTTGCGTTCTTAGTTTCTTCTTGTGAAGAAGCTAGCTCATTCTGTAGATCAGCTAACTGCTTCTCTAGATTAATATCTGACATGTTAATATCTCCTTTGGAAACGTTAGAATCATTATTATCGAGTTCTTGGACAGAGAAAGCTTTGCTAGAATCAAGTATAACACTTCTAGGATTGGCTGGCTTAGAAACTAAACCTTTGCCAGAAAAAGAAATGTCTCTTAAAGATCTACCAATTCTGTAGCCTTCGTATTCCCCAGTGCCGCCATAAGCTTTTAAGTGTTTGGTTAAAAATGCTGATTCTTCACTACGAGCTACCGTTTTAGCTTTTCCTTCTTTGTCTATAACAGCATAATCGAAACCGGCAAATAGACATTCCATAGAAACGAACCATTTACCTTCTTCTATTTCTGCTATTATTTTTCTCATCCTTTCTCTGTTATCTGGATCGGTCCAACTGTTGTATAGGACAGCTTCTGTTACTATGTCGAAATCTTCTGGAGGATTATCTATATCTTGTGAGATAATTTTAGAACCATTTCTGTCAACAACGTAACTACCAGTTATGTGACCGATGATATCATTTTCATTATGCATAAAATTGAATTGTTTGTCTTCGGGCGTATTTTTTGCCGACCATGTTTGCATTGGATCAAATACATCATCATTTTTGTTCCAGCCCGTTGAAACCAGAATAGACTTTAGATAATATAAATCTAATTGATCTGGATTGCTAGATGCTTTGATCTTGTCAATACTGTTTCTTGAAATATCCCAAGTGACATCGTTATCGATACTATTTACAATAACAGCGGGTGCGCAATAAGCAATACTAGCTTGCGCTTTAACTTGGTCGGCTAGGCCGTCTAATATTTCTTGTTCATATACTTTCATATTTTTTCCTCTCAGTGATAATATACACAAAAAGCAAATTTTCGCTAACTAGAGAGGTTTTCTTCAACATATCTAGCGATTATGAATCTATCATATTCTTCTATGGTTGAATTATCCATAGTTATATTAGAATTATTTAGATTATCTAGAAATGATTTTGGAGTTAATTGATTTGATTTTAATATTTGTATCACATCACTTTTTGTAAAATCTTCACAAATGGGTAAATTAGTAAAAACATCCAATTTAATTTTGTGCAGATTTTTGAACTCAGCCTTGGTCAACTGTCTAACATTTTTCTTATTAAGAGACATTAGGTATGCGTCTTTGACAATACTTCCGACTTCGTGCCAAGCTTTATCTGCCCAAGTAAATAATTCAGCAACTCCCGGTTTTGATCGTGGTTTTGCAACTCTTTGTTTGCGAACATCTTGATCTTTTGAGAGAGGTGGCCTACCGTTCTGATTAGGTGGGGATGGTTGATTATTATTACCGCCACCTGGAGATGCGGGTTTTGGTGCCAATACTTCTTTAGGAACACTTGTTTTCAGCCCTAAATCTTGAGGTAATATTTTACCACTCTGAAGAGCTATTTTTTCCAAATTCTCTTTGTGTTGAGGCGTATGGTATGGACCAGCCTTGTTTGGATTTCTATCGTTGTCTCTATCCTTAACCTCACGCTGTAGTCTGATTTTTTCGATTTGTGGAATTTCTTTGAATCTTTGAAGTAGAGTTTCTTGACTAATAATATCTCTATCAGCCAATTGTATAAGAAGATTCTTCTCGGAAGCTTCATCAGAAAGACTCATTTGATCAAACTGTATATGAGCTTTATTTCTAAAACCCATAGCCTGTCTAACGATTTCTATTTCTTTTTCCCAAAATCTTATAAGTTGATCTCTGCCATATTGTAGGCGCTCGACCAAAGTCTTTAACGATATGAAGTTATTGGTGAATCCACCGCCATTTGTAGCCATACCAGTAAGGGTTGGAGGCACACCAAGGCCAGCGTATATACTATTTAAAACAGCTGAATACTTTTCTGAACCAAGGAATTTGTATACTTCACTATTTGATTCTGTGAATGATAGTTCTGGACCCCATACTAATTCCATAGTTCCTCCACCAACATTACTAGCAAGAATATCTCTTAGCTTGTTAATTGCTGTTTTATTGGGCAAAATTTTATGATCTAGATTACCAAGAGTCCATAATCTTATATTAGAAATAGCACCATCTAGAGCGGATAGGTCAGCCAAACGCATTTTTTCAAGCATGATGATATCGTCTAAAATTGCATAAATCATTGGATTGGCCCACTGCTGCCAATCGTCTTTCTTATAATGAAAAACGCACAATCTATCTTTATCTAGTGGGACTTCTTTTTGACCACTTTTTAAAGCTTGTTTGACATTTTCCGGTAGACTATTTAAAACATTAATTGGTACATCGCCTTCTGTGAATTTATCAAAGAATGATCCTAGATTTATGGCGTATGCCGGTGTACCCATAAATATGGAGAGTTGACCATCCTTCATCTTAACAGTTAGCGGATTAAAGAAATTGTATCGCCAAGGAATCATATTGGAGGTAAAATTTGGAACCTCTACTTTAATATCACTAGCTAAAGACTTCATATACTTATTAAGCTTTGGTGTAACTTTAGCATAACTGCGATAAGCAATCACGTTACCGGTTTTGTATAAATTGTTAAGAAATCTTTCTGATCTCTCTTTGCCATTTATACTACGAAACCATTGCTGATAAAATTTTTCTACACTTTTATTTTGGTGAACAATTTGAATGCCTTGACAACCAAAATCACCCATCAAGTCGATTACATTTCTAATAATACCAACCTTGTCATATGCATCCATGCACATTTTTATTGCGCGGCGCTGTTGAGTAGGCACCGCTTCGTGTGGCCTAAACGCATAGTAATCCAATTGAGTAAATTGTGGTTTAACTGATCTATTTGGCTCTATATCAATAAAGTGCCTGTATGTGCTTCCTTGAGTCTTTGAGAAACCACCATAAGAGTCCACATTATCCGAAAATTGAGACAAAGCATCAGCTTTGCTTTGTGGATTATCATCTGACCACGATATCATATTTTTATCAGTCATCTTTACCTCGTTATCAATTGGATTGTAATCCGATTACTATATTTTAATACACATCTTTCATGTTATCACTAAACCAGCTAGGTCCAGAATATAGTCGCTCATCTGCCTTCTTGTTGGAATGACCACCTGTAGCAAAACCACCATAAAAATTGTATTCTTCTTGAGTTGGGGTTCTCTGCAAAACTCTAGCAGCCATATTAGCCATTAACAATGCAGAGTAACGGTCCTTGCGCATTTTACTTTTCTTCCCAGTACCAACAATAACTTCTGGTGTATCCCACCTATCTCTTCCACTATTAGTTTGAGTCATCTGAATCATAGAAAGTTCATCTTTTAATTCTTCAATTTCCATAACACATTCTTCTAGTGTGTCATACATCCTATTTTTGTATGAATCCTCTATATTGGACATACCTAAAGAAATAGAATCAAAGAATGGGAATATAAGAACTTTGTCTTCAAAATCTTTTCTCATACCATGATTTGCTTCCGCTAACCAATCGTATTTTGCGAATTGACACATTTCTAAAATATGCAAACCTCTTTCGCCATCTGTGTCTTTTGGCTTATCGTCATCTATCGTGGGCCAAAGTGGTAATTCACCTTCTTTAATTTTATCTTGATCATGCAAAGATTCCATAACCGCAACGCCGCCACCTTGAGCATCTATAGCAATATGTATGCATGGGTACAAATTCATTAGATCTCTAATTTTTCTACCACAGTATGAATAGAAGTCGGTTTCGTTTACGTATCCTTTTTTGATTTTTTCTTTATGTTCTGCTCTTGTGGTGGTCCAACAATGAACTATTCTTCTGTGGTCAGGATGTATCTCTAAAACAACTATGCTGAAATTATCTACTTCAGAAGCTGGGTCAACACCAAAAACATATTTTCTGTTTTTGTCACCTATTAATGAGGCTTCAAAGTTTATAATGTTATTTTTAGAATCCTTAATTTCGTTATCTTTAGTAACAACGCATGACTCTATTAAAGACCTTTTAAAGAACCCTTGGCTATCTCTGGTGAAACAGGCGCCATATTCCATTTGATAAATACCGGCATGTACTGTGGCCTTAGATCTTGCTACTTGATCTGCGTCCATAAACCCAGGTGGTAATAGTTCATATGGTATTCTAATAATAGAATATTGAGTCCAATCAAAATTTTCTGGTGGATCTTCTCCATTAAATATTTCCTTTAACTTTGTTTGATTACCTTTGCTCTGTATGATAGACTTCCATTTTTTCCAGTATGTTGCAAAATGGTTAAAATCATAATAAGCGGTACCGGATAAGATGATCTGGTTATCTTTTTGGTCTTTAGGCGTGTCTTCAGCAAATATCTCTACACCAAGCTCTTTGGCTTTCTTTTGAGCAGCTAATCTTTTTACATTTTGAACGGGATCGGCGCTAACTGCGGCGAAACCGGCAACAACATTTTCAAATATATCTCTTGGTATAGATGCAAATTCGTCCGCAATAATATCATTTGCTCGTTGACCTCTAATTTTTTGACCATCACCAAGAGGTAAACAAGTAATCGTACTTTCATTTATTCTCATCGTACAACGGTCAACATCTCTAGTTGGCCCGCTATTACCACTGCATATATCGCGCAACATTGGAGAATTTCTCCATATTGTTTCCATGTATTCAAAAACAACTTTACTTTGTCTAAAAGCAGCGCCTACTACAACTATTTTGCGTTTAGGAAATATCATAGCCCTTAATATAGAATAGAGAGCTAATTGAAACGATTTACCAAATCCTCGACTAGCTATTAATAATGGAAATTTTCTATTCCACAATTCGCTAATAATTAATGCTTGAGAAGGTAGGAGATGGGTATTGAGTATTTTGCTACAAGTAAAAGATAGATATTCTGGGCGACTCATAAGCCAAGTCAACTTTAGATGAAAATCGTCTTCTGCCGTTTGCAGAATAGACATTGGGTTAAAAAGATCGGTGTCTACAAAATCTAACCCTAACCAAGCTTCATCTATAGTCTTCAATTTGCTCATGATGTGAAATGCCAATCCTTCAACACCGCGTCGGCAAAACCATAATAAACAGTATCTTCCGCGTTAAGGTACCAATCGCCAGATTTTAATTTTCTTATTAAGTATTGCTTGACTTGTTTTTCGCTAGGCTTTTTACCGTACTTCTCGTAGAAAAACAGACCATTCGCACATCTTGAAGCATAGATATCAAACATAGTATCGCAAATATCTCGTTCATAATTTGCTTGATTCATAGCGCTTAAGTAGTCTGTATTTATATCAGAAGAACCATAGTGACTCATAAAATGCGCATTTGGCGTCATTACACGATAGTCCGCTGCTTGCAATATAATACTACTCATTGAGGATGCTTGTGCATAAACTATAACCGTAACATATGAACGACACATCCTAATAGCGTCGTATATAGCCATACCGTCTGACCATTCACCACCTATACTTTGCATATGTACTATAATTGGTTGATCGCTTTTTAGTTCTAAAGCTCTCAAATTTTTCAAAAATGTATTAGACATTCTATATTCAACACCGGGGTTTTGATTATCTTCTGAATGATAAATATTATGAAGAAATATCTCTCTTGTAGAAATATTTGCGCCATAGTCGTGAAAATCCTTTAGTAGTTCTGGTTCTGCCATCACTTTTTTCTCCCTATGGTATACATTTCGTTTATTCTTTTGAATAGGCTACTAATCGCTAAGAATGCATTGTGTTTGTTTCCACAAAACCATATATGAACACTGTCGTATAACTGAAATTCCATCAAACATTTGAGCATATACTTGCCGGTTATTTTTAGCGATGCTTTGTTTTTGATAGGTATTCTGGTTTCTTCTGGAAATTTTATCAAATCTTCAAGAGAAAATTCTAAAACTATGAACTTGTGTGGGAAGGGTTTCATACGCTCTATTTCATTTAAAAATGCGTACTTTTTAGAGCCTAAGTTAACGGCTAACTCCTCTACGCAACCCTTTCTTTCCACGCATATTTTATCTTCTAATCCTTGTATGGTATAGTCACCTGTGTCTAATTTGGACTCAACCATACCGGCACAAGTGTTAAATGCGCTAAAAAAATAGCCATCTTGTTCGCGAGTATCTTTAATAACTGTAAATGGTGGAGCTACTTTATAAGCCATCTATAATACTCCTAAAAAGTGATTCATAATGACCCTCTTTATTTTTAATAGACTTATGACAAGCCGCACATAGAGTTATACCATTAGAAATGTCATAACGTAGTGAGGATGCATCGGCCCACCTTTTTATGTGATGTGCTTGTAATTTCGTTTTTGAAGTACATCCAGGCATCATACACTTTTTATCTCTTTGAAATATTTTTTTACGCCAATCTGCGTATGCGGGGTCATTATAGTTTCGTTTCATTTAGTTTAGTATATAAATCTTGTCTATTTTTGATTCTCTTCTTATTTTTCTACAAGCAACTCGCATTTCCATAGATGAATCTTGATTCATGATAATATTAATTAGGTTATTGATAACTTTGTGACAAGCATCATCTGGATCTTTGGCAGAAATAAAAATAGTAGGAAATGGTGAATTATATTTTTTAAGCTTTAGGTGACGTATGTCGATATAGACATTAGATATATCTAGCATGATTCGAAAGTTTATCATTTAAACCACAATCTATCATTAAAGAAACTAACATATCTAAATCATATTTTGGTTTCCATCCAAGCTTCTTCAATGCTTTGGAGTTACTGCCACGTAAATAATCCACCTCTGCCGGTCTGTAAAATTCTGGGTCTACAACAACATAATTATCCCAGCTAGGACAATTAATATAATGAAATGCTTTATCTAAAAAGTCTCTAATACTATACGTATTTCCAGTACATATTACATAATCATCTGGTGTTTCTTGCTGTAGCATAATCCACATGGCTTCTACATAATCTCCAGCATACCCCCAATCCCTATAAGCATCCAAATTTCCCAATCTTAATTTAGGTATATTTTGAAGGAGAGACTTTGAATATATGAGATCTCCATCTGATATCAAATCATCTACATTAAGGGCATTATTATCTAGCCATAATTTAAAGTTAACTATCCAGTTTGTGATCTTCTTTGTAACAAAATTATCACCGCGCCTTGGGCCTTCGTGATTAAATAATATTCCACAACTAGCATGAAGGTCGTAAGCTTCTCTGAATAGTCTAACAGCATAATGTGCGGCGCACTTGGCTATAGCATAGGGTGATTGCGGTAGAAATTTAGTATTTTCGTCTTGATACTTTTCTCCATGTTCTCCAACTGTAAAAGAGCTTCCAAACATTTCGCTAGACGATGCTTGGTAGAACCTAGTACCAAACATTCCTAAATCTACAATTGTTTGCAATATATTAATACAGCCCTTACCGGTCACATCCCAAGTTAAAGCTGGTTGCTTAAAAGAGGTTCCTACGTGCGATTGAGCAGCTAAGTTATAGATTTCATCTACCTGTACGTTATCTTTAAGTATATTTGATATGCTATACGGATCTGTGATATCGCCTTCAACCAACTTGAATCTGGGTTCATTTAATATATGTTCTATTTTGGATGTATTATCTGTGCTTGAACGTCTTCTCACGCCCGTTACTTCGTAACCTTTATCTAGCAAGAGATCTGCTAAGTGACTACCATCTTGTCCTGTTATTCCGAATATTATTGCGGTTTTCATCTTGTTTCCTATTTCTGTAATAAAGCTATCCATATTCCATTCCACCAACTATCAGTATCTCCATTTTTGCCGCACAAAAGCGTTTTCTCTTCTAAAATCTTCAGATTGCATTTTTCAACACCATTCTTTGTACCGATCTGTACGTGGTGCCAGTTATAATCATCGCATATATAAAGAAACGTGTCTTCCATAGAATCATAATAATATGTCAAAGCCATTTCTTGATCTATAGCTTGATGTCTGCCATCATAAAAATATACATTGAACTTATTTTTAAATTGCGACTTATCAACACTAAAACAATCTTGATCTATAAATTTAAATGGAACATTTATATCTGACATATTGTTTAAAAATTTTTCTTTTTGACCACCAAATTCAGAAAAATTGTCAATAGCAACGACGTATTCTGGATTATTTCCACACAATGCCGAATATAAAGTAGATCCATTCCATACACCAATTTCTAGATATTTAGAATTTGGATATGAAACACACTTATTAAGTAGATTTCTGACCTTTTTACTAGACATTCCCTCAAGAGTCAAAGCTTTTTGGTTAAGCTTTGTATCGTCACTATTAGCAAATGTTACTATTTCGGATAATTTGTTCATTTATAACCTCCTTTTAATGATTACTGAAATTAGTTATAACGTAGAATCTATATTAAGTAAATGTGCCTTTTTACCTCAGTTACTTAATGACACTATCGATTTCTATCTTGCCATACGGAGTGCCGGAACAAGAAGCATAATTATTTGCTAAATGATAAATATGGCATAGTGGATTGATTTTATCGTTGATCACATTTATCAAAGATTGCTTATTCATTGTCCAAATTACGTAAGAAGCGCCCCATTCTCTGCGCATCGATATGTTGGGATGCATAGTCAAAAATTGCTGAGTGTCACAGGTAGCTAAAACATTAGTCGGAAGTGACCATGTTGCATGATAGGGTTGACTAAATGAAACATAAACTTCATTATTACAATGTATGTGACGATGGGCATTTTTTTGCGTAACATCCACTATATATTCTTGATTATTGTATCGCTCGATACGAACAAAACCGGGAACATAGTTCGGCCATAATTTAGTAAATTGTGATTGATAGAAACAAAAATTAGAATAAGGAATTAAGATATCATCTTCGATATAAGAAACCCATTCATAGTCATTAATGTGATTAAGGAAATGCTGCCTATGACACCAAGTAAGGTCAAATGGGTGAGCTAGATTTGGATGAGGAACTATTCTAATATTTGAATAAGTTTTATTTAATGAAAAACCCTGCTTATTTACATCAATAATAATATCTGTTGATTTTGGATATGTATCTAGAATATTATTAATAACAGTCTCAAGATATTGATTGCGTTCATTATTTGTTATATGATGGGCGATGCAAATCAATAATGGTTTCATGAATTTAGTTCCTTAGAAAAATATCAAGAAATTGCTGCATAGTAATCAAATTTAACCAATACTTTCTATTTTTGTCTAAATTTTCGTAGGACAATTCGCAGTCAATATTTATTAACTCTTGTTGTCCGCGAAATATGACACCGCATCCGTAATCTCTGTCAATAACTTGCATACTCAAATCATCGCGAGATGCTCTCAATTGAACCCATGCCTTCCAGCAATCGCCGGTCCATTCAGAGCTTTGTCTTGGGACTCTTTGTATAATTTCTGAGTGCGGATTCATATCATGACAAACTATAAAGCCCCCGTTATTTAAAACTTTCAATGAATTTTCTATATCTTTTTTGACTTGATCTGCATGATGAAGCCCATCTATGAAAATTAAATCGAAAGTTTCTTGATTTTGTTCAAAAAATTCGTCGGAAGTTAAAAATATATTTGCCGCAGAATTTTTATCTGGATCGACTCCTACCTTGTGTTGGCACAAAATATTGTTAAAAGTGTAGCCTCCAAAAACTCCAATTTCTAGATACGATTGAAAGTTGTGACGTTTAATTATCGTATTAAGTATATCTAATCTATCCATTTTCGCTCCTCATGATTGACTTCCAACATCCTCTCTAATAATATCGTTGTCTAGCAGTTTGACAAAATATATTTCATAAACTATGCTATCTTCTAACCCAATGAATTTATGAAAATTGTCGGGGGGTACACAACAACTTTCCCCAGGTAATAAAATTGTTTCGTCTACTAAGTTATAGTCCTTTTTCCATTCTTGAACTTTAATTTTTCCAGATTCTACAAAAAATATATTGTATTTACTAACATGTTTATGTTTGGAACAACACGACCCCTTATTTACACTAATTCTATTTACAGAAACATTATTACGAGAAAAAATCTCACATGTTTCGCCCCAAATTTTACCTTGTTTGTTCATAGCATTACTTTGTTTGACATTTTAATGTATATTGCGTGGGCGATATATCTTCGTTAGTAATTTTAAAAAATTCTAAAAACATATTTCTCCATACAGAAGCACTAAACACAGATAGGTGTAAATTTTTCTTTTCTTTGTCGAGTATAAAGGATTTTCTAGTCGAAATTACAAAATAGAAATCCTTCACTGATAAGCTAGAAATTGACTTAAGAACATTTTTTATTTGATCTGGCGGAAGATGCTCCATCACATCTGAACAAATAGCTACATCATAAAAATCATCTATGGGGCTTAAATCGTCAAGAGATGCATGTATATATTTACCACTACGGTTAAGTTTGTTGAACTCTATTATATATTCAGAAACATCTACTCCAGTATAGTTTGTAAAGTGTGTACTTAGTGAAGCTCTTCCACAACCAAGATCAATACATGAAAGATTTTTGTCTAAATTAAATTTTTTTACAACCCTCATTGGTTGACCAATTGGATAATTATTTTTATACAACCAGCTATACTTATCATCTTCTATTTTAGACCATTTTTTCATTTTATATTGCCCGATTGGGGATTGTGAAATAGTACACATTGATTTGGAATCATTAAAATTTTGAGCATTACACATTGCGCAAGGATAATCAAATAGTTCACTACATGGTGGATTATTTAAATATAAAGCTATTTTAGATTGTGATTTATACCATAATTGTTCTTTAGAAACTGGGTGTCCATCTAATGCCATTTTTCCATTTGGTAATTTATGATGCCCAGAAAAACCAATAAGATTAATTTGAGCGTTTTTATAAAGGTCGTGAAGATAATAAGCAACATTAAAGCCCGCTGATGGTTGACCACCACGAAGTAAATTTTTAGAAACTGATGCCCCAATATGTATTATTGTTTTATTTTTATGTGGAAATTCATCTATATATTTTTGAAAATCCTCATATGGTCTATCTTGAGTGGTTTGACCCGGTTTTAAAATAAAAAATATCCCATCGAACAAATTGCTTCTAGATTTATTACAGTCATAACCTATAAATTTGCTTTTTTGCCAACTGTGAAGAGCCAAAAAATTGTTACATGTTTTGAATTTATTTATATGTATGGCCCTATTGATGTGAATAACATTCGTATTTTTACAATTTTCTAATACGGAAGAAAAATCTACCAAAGCTTGATTATTAGCAATTATAGAAAAATTATCATACTTAAATGCAAACATGTTAATCTTCAACCGTATCTGGAGTTAAAAATGGTTGATCAATTTGCCCGTCCTCATATTTATGGAACGCGCCCAAGCGTTCCTTTTCTTTCATCATAGCGAGTCTCATCTTCTCCATTTCAATACCATAACGCTTTAGTGTGTCGGGGTCTTGCATTAGCATAGCCACCCACGATGTAAAGCTCTGTTTGCTATCTTCCAACCTTTTAATTCTTTGCTCTCTAGTACCTTTCATCTCCCTGAGTATGGACGCTTTCTTTGTTTGTAGTTCGCGGTAATCGCGGTTCAAACTTTCTTG